CCAACCCCGGCTGCTGTAGCGCAGCCACCAACACCGGCAACTATAGCGCAGCCACCAACACCGGCTGCTGTAGCGCAGCCACCAACACCGGCTTCCGTAGCGCAGCCACCGTTGATGGAAAGGAGTCTATTGCAATCGTCACCGGAGTTGATAGTAAGGCATCCGGCGCCCTTGGATGCTGGCTCGTCCTAACCGATAGGGGTGGCTGGGACGGTGATACTTTCCCCATTAAAGAGGTGCGAGCTGTAAAAATAGATGGTGAGACCATAAAACCAGGGGTATTTTACAAACTGGAAAATGGGGAGGTCGTGGAAGCATGAACCCATACGATATCCCGGATAGGCCCATCCCGAGCTGGGTGGATAACTACGATGATAAGCCGCACATCTGCCCGGAGTGCGGCTGCGAGATCAACGAGACAATTTACATTAAGGACGGAATGGTCATTGGCTGTGAAAACTGTGTTAAGCGGTTTGACGCAAGCGATGCGGATGCTGACAGGTACTTTGAATAAGGAGGATAACATGGTTAAATTCAGACCGCTGCGAGCGGACGAGGTTGACCTGCGGGTTGACCGCTATACTTCGAGAGGGGCTGTGCTCCTCTGCTACAAGGACGCGCGATGCGACATGCGCATTCTGGACGAGACGGTTGGCGCTGAAAACTGGCAGCGGGAGCATTACGAATGCAAGGGGAACCTTTTCTGCCGTGTCGGTATCAAAACGGATGACGGATGGGCATGGAAAGCTGACTGCGGAACCGAAAGCTACACCGAAAAGGAAAAGGGCGAAAGCTCCGACAGTTTTAAGCGCGCCTGCTTTAATTGGGGGATCGGCCGCGAACTCTACACCAAAATCAACATTGTTGTCCCGATGAGGACGCAAAAGAACGCCAACGGAAAATATGAGCCTGAAGATAGCAATGACAAGTTTGCACGGTTCACGGTAGCGGAGATGGAAGTACACGGCGAACAGATTACATATCTGACGGTCGCAAACAAAAACGGCAACATCGTATTTAGTTTTGGTCAACCGGGCGATGCCGGAGAGGACATCACGGAAATCTGCGCTGACTGCGGGAAACCGATCGTCCCAATCACCAAACGAGACGGGTCTACATGGTATGTCCGGGAGATTGTCCCATACACCGAGAAAATGTTCGGACGGCATTTGTGCGGTCCGTGTATGAAAGCCGCAAAGGAGGCCGAAAAGAGGAATGAAAACAAGGCTCCGGTTTGATTCTGCCGACTGGACAAGAGACCGGAACGGTTACGGAATCACCCTGTATACCAAAGATGCCGCAGCCGCCCAAGGCTTCATGGACAGCATGGAAACTGGCAAGACATACGCTGCCGAGCTGGTAGAGGAAAGGAACCGGCGCTCCCTTGACGCCAATGCCATGGCGTGGCTTTTGATTGGGAAACTATCGGAAGCCCTCGAAAAACCGAGAGAGGAAATTTACCGGCACTATATCCGAGAGATCGGTGTAAGCGATGTAGTTTGTATTAAATCCGAAGCGGCAGAAACAATGCAGGCAGCATGGTGCAAGCATGGCCTCGGCTGGCTGACGGACGCTTTCCCGAGTAAGTTGCCCGGCTGCACCAATGTAATCCTCTACTACGGTTCCAGCTGCTATGATACGAAACAAATGTCCCGGCTGATTGACCTTGTCGTAGAGGATTGTAAAGAACAAGGCATAGATACCGCCACACCGGCCGAGCTGGCCTTGCTAAAGGAGGAATGGGGCAAATGAAAAACGAATGGGGCGCAGAGCTTGACCGAAACGGATACGCTCCGAGCATCGTACAGGCCGACACATCCAAGTGCTTTTTGTGCCAGCGCTCCGGCGTAAAGCTCGACCGTCACGAGATCTACGGCAACGCAATGCGGAGCAAAAGCAAGCGCATGGGCCTGTGGGTGTCCCTGTGCCATGAGCCGTGCCATCTGACCCATGCACACGGCTGCGCCGAGGTGATGGACTGGCTGCACCGGCTGGGCGAGCAAGCCTGTATCGACAACTACGATTTCACTATCCCGATGTTCCGGGAGGAATTTTATACGAACTATTTGGAGGAAACAGAATGCTGAACAAAGCAATCCTTAATGGGCGGCTGACGAAAGCGCCCGAACTGAAGCAGACCAACAGCGGCAAGAGCGTGTGCGGCTTTACCATCGCCGTAGACCGCAACCGTGACCGGGAGAAGACTGACTTCGTACCCATCGTAGCATGGGGCAAGACCGCCGAATTCGTGAACCAGTGGTTTGGCAAGGGCGACCTTATCACCATTGTGGGGCGCATCGAAGTTCGCAACTACGAGGACAAGAACGGCAATAAGCGCACAGCCACAGAGGTTATCGCAGAGGAAGCTCTTTTCGGCGGCAGCAAATCTACCGGCAAGGCAGAGGAAAAGCCCGCAGAGAGCGAGCAGGGCGGATTTGAAGAAGTCGAGGGCGACCCTAACGACCTCCCATTCTGACGGGAGGTGAGGAGGAATGCCGAATAGATTGATAAAGGATAGCTTCCGCACAAGCGACAAGATAGCATCCTTAACGGATTTCGAGTTTCGGCTTTGGGTAAGTCTTATTGTTTCGGTAGACGATGCAGGACGAGGAGATGCCCGACCTGCAATCATCAAAGGCAACGCATTCCCGCTTCGGGAACGGGTTACTGCAAAAGATATCAACGATGCGCTCCACGGTTTGGCGGCCAAAGGCTGCGTTTCCCTCTACGAGGTGGACGGGAAGCCCTACTTTTGGTTCCCGACTTGGGCCGATCATCAACGGATACGAGAATGCAAACCCAAATATCCCGACCCGCCTAAAAACAGCGGCTTTACACCGTCTGCGGAAATCTGCGGCGAGTTGCCGCAACTTGCGGCTGATTGCGGCGAGCTGCGGCCTGAATCCAATCCGAATCCGAATCCTAATCCGAATCCGAATCCAAGTACCCCCCATGCCCCCCAAGGGGGCCGGTTTGCCGAATTTTGGGCGCAATATCCCAAGAAAGTCGGCAAAGGCGCAGCGGAAAAGGCTTTTGAGCGCATCAAGCCGGACAAGCAGACCTTTGACCGCATGATAGCCGCTGTGAATGCACAGAAGCAGAGCCGCCAATGGCGGGAGAAAAACGGCCAGTACATACCAAACCCTGCGACATGGCTGAACCAGCGCAGGTGGGAGGACGAGCTGGCACAGGACGGAACCGACAATGTGTTCCTGCAAATGCTGCGAGAGGAGGGAGATCATGACCCGATCTGAAACACTTGCCGTCATGTCGATTTTGAAGGCTGCATACCCCGGTTATTACCGGGACATGAAGCGGCAGGATGCCGAAGCGGTGGTGAACCTGTGGGCAGAGATGCTGGCAGACTACCCGGCTAACCTTGTGGCAGCGGCGGTTAAGACCCACATTGCCAGCGACCGCAAGGGGTTCCCTCCACACATTGGGGCTATCATAGCCGCTATTGGTGAGATCAGCAGACCGGCGGAACTCTCCGAGGGGGAAGCATGGGCGCTGATTGCAAAGGCCCTGCGGAACAGCGGCTACAACAGCGAGAGGGAATTTGCGGCGCTGCCGGAGAACCTACAACGGTTGGTAGGACACCCCTCCCAGCTGCGGGAATGGGCCAGCATGGACACCGGGACAGTGCAGAGCGTGGTGCAGTCCAACTTTATGCGAAGCTACCGGGCAAGGCAGGAGAGCGAGCGCAAAATGCAAGCCCTGCCTGCAGATGTCCGGGCGAAGCTGGCCGGTATGGCCGAGGTAAAGCAGCTGCCCAGCTATGACATAGCGCTGGCGCAGCGGACGATGGAGGAGAATGCATGAGCGACAAGGTTGATATTGCCGTAAGGCGATTACAGGAAGCGGCAGAAATGTCGCAGATGTTATACGAAAAACCGCTTGTTATTACATACAGCGGAGGGAAGGATAGCGACACGGTGTTGAAGTTGGCGCAGATTGCGAAAATCCCATTTGAGGTGCTGCACAGCCATACGACTGTTGACGCTCCAGAAACTGTTTACCATGTTCGGGAAACATTTCGGGAATTGGAACTCGCAGGGATCAAATGCGACATCGACTATCATGTTCGCCCGGACGGGACAAGGACAACAATGTGGAACCTAATCCAGAAAAAGCTGATGCCACCCACGAGAATTGTAAGATACTGCTGCGCTAAACTCAAGGAGGGGGGCGGAAATGACCGGTTTATCGTTACTGGAGTAAGGTGGGATGAAAGTAACGCACGAAAAAAGAACCGTGGGATATTGGAGGTCATAGCAAGCAAACGGGAAAATAAGATTGTTTTGTCAAATGACAATGATGAGGATCGTAGGCTTTTCGAAACCTGCCAAATGAAAGGGAAGCGTGTCGTTAACCCTATCGTTGATTGGACAACAAGAGATGTTTTGGATTTTTGCTCGGAGAACAAGGTGAGCCTTTGCACTCTGTACGCCAACGGGTGGAGGCGGGTCGGTTGTGTAGGATGCCCGCTGGCTGGCACATCAGTGAGATATAACGAGTTTGCTCAATATCCGACATACAAAAAAGCCTACATAGCAGCATTCGATAGAATGATCGAGGAACGGAAGCGGCGGGGCATGGTGAAATGCTTTACCAGAATGGGCGATACAGGCGTTGATGTATTCCACTGGTGGATGGAGGACGGCATACTTCCAGGGCAAACCGTCCTGCCGGGGTTTGAGGATGTCTGAGGAATCATGAAAATTCGATGGGAGATGGAGGAGAATGCATGATAAACAATGCTCTTTTTTCAAGCACTACGGATATGTGGGAAACACCGAAAGATTTGTTTGATAAGCTTGATGAAGAATTTGGATTTCAAACAGATGTGTGTGCCATCAAGCAAAATGCAAAGTGCAAGCGCTTCTACACCCCGGAGCAAAACGGGCTTAAACAGATCTGGACAGGAGTGTGCTGGTGCAATCCACCTTATGGCAGGGGAATTGAGAAATGGATGAAGAAGGCATACGAAAGCAGCGCAACGGTGGTTTGTTTAGTGCCAGCAAGAACGGACACCAAATGGTTTCACGATTTTGTACTTGGAAAGGCGGAAATAAGGTTTATCCGAGGTCGGTTGAAGTTTGGTAACAGCAAGAATAGCGCACCATTCCCATCAATGCTGGTTATTTACCGGAAGGATGGAACGCCATGAAAATCACGATCCCCGAAATTCCGCCATCGCTGAACAAATACGCCGGGCGAGCCAACGCATGGGACTACCGGGCAGAGAAACAGCGCTGGCTGCAGCTGTTTGTTGCATACTGCCCCAAGTGCAAACCAATGGGCAAGGCGGTGGTGACCATCACCTACTACTTCCCCACCCGGCACCGGCATGACCCGGATAACTACAACGGCAAGATGCTGATGGACGGGCTGGTACACCGGGGAGTAATCGCCGATGATAGCTTTGACCATGTGGAGTTAAGGCTTCGGGGAGAGTACGACAGACAAAATCCGAGGACGGAAATAACAATCGAGGAGGTGCCCTAATGGGGCAGAAGGAAATAAAACGGCAGAAGCCTACTTTTGAGGGGCAAAGTGCCGAGGAATTTATCAAGCGCTGGAACGCTGTCACCAAAGCCATAAAAATGCGCGCAGAGATGGCCGAGCAGGAAAAGGTGGTGAGTTATGATGTCATACGATAAAGCGTCTCCTAACGCCAAAATCGGCTGTTCTAATTCAAACGACCCGGAGTTCCTGGAGAAGCTGGTGCGGGAGGGCAAGACCAACAGGGAGATTGCCTTAATTCTCGATCTTGATTACGGCTCTGTGGCCCCAATCTTGTCTCGCTATGGAATCAAGAGAGACCCAAACCGGCCATGCAAGAGATGCGGAGGGCCGATAGGAAGCACCAACACCCGGCAGCTGTATTGCAAGGAGTGCCAAAAGGCCATGGACAGCATCCGGGCCCGCAAAAGCAGTATGAAAAAAGCCGAGCCGAAGAAATGCGAATACTGCGGGAAGGACTATTTCGGCCAGCCGGGACAAAAGTACTGCTCCAAACAATGCTACAAGGATGCGGCGGCATCCGGTAAGTATAAGCGTCCAAAGAATTGGATAAAGCGCCGGGATGGGAAAATCGACATCGAGATAAGGGTTTGCGGCAAAACAACAGAGCGCCGGGAGAGCGTGGACTACTACGAGGCCAGGGAGATTTGGCACGATGGCTGGATAGGCCGGGGCTACGCAGCGCTGATAACGGTAGATGGCCACAGGCTGGAGACCCTGCCGCAAATAAAGACATTCTTCGGATTTAGGAGGGATTCGCTATGAGGAACTGGGCGGCAGCGGTAGTTACGATAATCTTAGCTGCTTTCTGCATAATGGTTCTATCGGCTATTTCGGCCGAAAGGTGGAATCAGTTGGATGAAGTGGCCCAGGCGGAGATCACCGCAGAGGAACAGGAACGCCGGGAGCAGTCAGCCTATTACAAGGGTTGGCAGGACGGAAAGAATTATTATCTTGAGAATTTTGGGGGGATAAACTGATGGAACCTGTAATTAACCCGTGGTTGTTTTACCTGATTGAAGTGGTAGACAGCTTAAAACTTGTATTTGGCGGCCTTGGCTTTGCGATTGGGCTTGTCCTTATTATTTCAGGACAATGTGATAGTGATTGTACTTATGATGAAAATGTAAAGAAAAAGTGTCGGAAAAAGAAAAAGATTGGGCTTATCGTGCTTCTTGTTGGGTGTTTTGTTTGCGCGTTAATCCCTTCATCTGATACGCTGATAAAGATGACAATAGCAAAGAATGTGACCTACGATGCAGTAGACGCTGCAAAAGATGTTGTTATTCAGGTCTATAACGATATTTTGGCACTGTTCCAAAAATAAAAGGAGGGATAACATGGATGCTGTGAAGTTTATTGAGGAACGCAACAGAATGTGCAAGAGTTTTGGTGATAGATGTACTGGGTGCCCAGCTTCTAATGCTTGCAATGATAATTCATGTGGTTGTGCAGTTAGTCAAGAGTCAACGCTGGACGCTGCGGCTCAGGTTGCTATGGTTGAGGAATGGTCTGCTGCACAACCGCGCAAGACACGGCAGAGCGTGTTTTTGGAGCAATACCAGGAGACAGCCCTTGATGGGTACGGTGTAATAACGATTTGTCCGACTACACTTTCTAAAGCTCACAGAAATAGTAGCGGAGGGTGCAAGAATCCATACGATAGGTGTGATGATTGTCGCCGCGAGTTTTGGATGCAGGAGGTAGAGTGATGGCTGAATTGAAACGCTGCCCTGAGTGCGGTGGAGTTGCAACCGTTATCCATATGTACGATACCTACGATAGAGCAGACTTTGGGTGGGATGCCGGTTGTGGGAGATATAGGGCTGGTGATGGTCTCCACACAAAGGAGATGAAAGTATCTGGGCTACCCAGCAAAGAAAAAGCAATCGAAGCATGGAACAGGAGGGTGACGATGGCTGAATACATAAACCGTGACGCAGCAATATCACTAATCAAGCAGTATGGACATGATGCAATAGACGGTGGGAGATACAGCCTTGACACTGTTGACGATTTGGTGGAAATTGCAAAACGCATTGAAGCACTTCCAACGGAAGATGTGGCGCCGGTAGTGCATGGGCGGTGGGAATGGCTTGGGCTAAATAGATTAGTTACAGATTGTATGTGTGGGACTTGTTCCGCTTGCAAGGTCAGAAGCAAATATATTGTGAACACGATGCTCTGCCCCAACTGTGGTGCAAAGATGGACGAAAAGGGGGATGTCTATGATTAAGCCATACATCAAAAATGAAACTGCAGTGGATATTATCTGTAGTATCTGCGACAGAATGTATCCGGGAATGGGCTGTGAGCCTGCCGACTGTGAGTGGACCGACTGTGAGTGGATGAAGATGCTGGCGGAGGAAGCTGTTGATGCAGTGCCGGTGGTCAGATGCAAGGACTGCAAGTACAGAGATGGCACGCCGGGGCAGCCGAATATACTTTGTGCGCAGATGCACGAGGACGATTTCTGCAGCTATGGAGAAAGGCGGGCGGAAAAGGAACCGCCGGAGGAGGGAGAAACATGATTGACTACAAGCGCATCTGCATTGACGAGCTGAAGTGCCATAGCTATAAGCTCCGGTCGTTGGAAAGCCTGCCGGAAGAAATCCGCCGCTACAATGAGCAGATGGACGGCATCCGGTCCGCTACCAGCGATGCTACACCAGTAAAGGGCGGTGGCTGCGGCCGGGAAGATCATTTGATTAACGCAATCTCCCGCCGGGATGCGCTCTCGGCAAACCTTGCGGTAGTCAAGTGGCAGACCTCCCAGGTTGAGAAAGGACTGGCCTGCCTGACGGAAAAGCAGCGGCGCATCCTTGAGTTGTTCTACATCCGCCGGGAATACGGCTACATACAGCGGCTTTGCCAGGAGTTCAACGAGAGCGAGCGGCAAATCTACTACGATAAGGACGAAGCCCTCCGGAGATATGCCCTTTGCCGGTATGGGTTGACCGAACTGTAAAGTTTGCAGAAACATTGCAGAAATAAGATGCATATACAGTGTATACTGATAGTGTGGTAAAACACAGACTTCCCTTGACATTCCTCCTGGTGGGGAGCCGGGCCCCTAATCCCGGCGATCTGCTCCCGTAGCTCAATGGTAGAGCGGCTGCCTTGTAAGCAGTGGGTTATAGGTTCAAGCCCTATCGGGTGCTCCACCTTCATGTTTTACCTCCTTCTTACGGGGCCGCCGATGCCCCGTTATACCATCGGCCGAAGATACATGACCTTCGTAAAAAAGGTGCCGCGCTGGCAGGCCGCAAGTTCGCAATAGTCTGCCTTACCAAAAGCAGTAAGAGAGTACCGAAAGGCGCTCTCTTTCTTTATGCCATAAAGGAGGGGATACCTATGGATTTAATAGTCCGCAAAATCCCGCAGAGCGACACCATCAAGGTATATCCGGTATCTGATGTGCATTTGGGCAGCATCCTACACGATAAAGAGGGCTGGCAAGCATTCTGCCGCCGGGTAGAGCGGGAGGATGCTTATCTCATCCTTGGCGGCGATCTCATCAACAACAATACCCGGAACGCGGTGGGAAGCCCCTTTGAGGATTATATCCGCCCGCGGGAGCAGAAAAAGATGATGGTGGAAATGCTTACGCCCATCAAGGATAAGATACTCTGCGCGGTATCCGGTAACCACGAAGCGAGGACAGCCAGGGACACCGACCAAGACATTATGGGCGATATCATGTGCAAGCTGGACATGGAGGACTACTACGCCGAGGACATAGCATTCCTCAAACTGGAGATTGGGCGCAGGGTAACAAGAGATATCCCTATCACCAGCTATACGATGGCTGTTGCCCATGGCTCCGGCGGCGGCATTTACACCGGTGCAACGGTCAACCGCAATGAGCGCTTCGGCTACACCATAGAGGGCATTGACGCTCTGATTGTTGGCCATACCCACAAAGGCACCATCAGTAAGCCCAAAAAGATCGTGGTGGACAGTAACAACAATGTTATCCGTACCAAGCAGCTGGTAGTGGTTAGCTGTACCGCATGGCAGCAGTACGGAGGCTACGCAGCCCGGAAGATGCTGCTGCCCAGCAGCGAGAGCGACCATGAGCAGCCGCAGACGCTCCTGCTGTGCGGGAACAAGACAGGCACTAAGCGGATAACCACGGTTTGGTAACAATATTGGTAGCCCGGCATAGTAGACACCGGGAGGGACAGGGCGGGTAATGAACATTGTATTTGATTATAATTCTCCCAGGTGGCGGAGGAAGCGCCAACAGATATTAAGGCGTGACGGATATATGTGCCAGCACTGCAAGCGGTACGGAAAGGCGGTACAGGCTACAACGGTGCATCATATCAAACACGCAGATGAGTACCCGGAGCTGGCTTACGAAGATAAAAATTTAGTAAGCCTGTGTGAGGGCTGCCATAACAAGCAGCACCCGGAAAAAGCAACAGCAGCAAGGGGCCGTTACTGATACCCCCCCTATCCGTTGCGCCTTCCGCCTGTCTATGGGGACCGGCGGGGGGAACTTTTTCCAACTCTACGGTATATTTTTGAGAAAGGGGAAGCCATGACAAAGGAAAAATGGGTTGAAACTATCGGAAAACAGATGGAAAAACTCGGTACGGCCGACCCATCTTATCAATCTGCGGTAGAAACGCTTGCAGAGATACTGGAACAGCGGGATAAGACCAAGGCCGAGTTCAAAAAGTCCGGCGGTAAGTCCGTCATCGAATATACCAACAAAGGGAACGCCACAAACATGGTAAAAAACCCTCTGTTGATTCTGTGGGACGACCTCAACAAGAGCGCACTGGCATACTGGCGCGAATTGGGGCTTACTCCATCGAGTTTCCGCAAAATGACCGGCGGAGTGAAGGAAAAGGAGGAAAAGGGCGGCCTTGCCGCTGCTCTTGCCAGCCTTGAGACAGATTAAGGGTAAGAACTGGCCCGTAGTCCTTGAGTATGCCGAAAGCATCAGAGACGGGAGAAAGGTCGCTTGCAAGGAATTGCGGCAGGCTGTTGACCGTTTCTTTGCTGACCTCGATAATGATGAGTACGATTTCGCGCCGAAAGGGCCGGAGTTCTGTATTCAAATCATCGAAAAGACCCTCTGCCACCAGCAGGGGGAAAAGCTGGACGGTACACCGCTCCGGGGAAAGCCGTTCCTGTTGGAGCCGTTTCACAAATTCATCATATACAATCTTCTTGGGTTTAAGTTGAAAGGCACCGATGTGGTGCGGTTTCATGAAGCCCTTATTTTTATCCCTCGAAAGAACATCAAAACCAGTTTTGCCGCTTCCCTCGCATGGGCGCTGTCCCTGTGGTACCGGCGCAGCGGTTCCAAAACCTACATATCGGCCGCGGCTCTGATGCAGTCCCTTGAAAGCTTTAATTTTCTGGATTATAACATCCGGCTTATGGGCGAGGACGAGAAGCATGGCGGCGGTGTAAAGATCATTGACAACAACAACGAGCACTCAATGGAGGCAGAGCTTCCAGACGGCTCGTTTTTTATCCGCGCTCTGGCTGCAAACCCGGATGCGCAGGATTCTCTTAACTGCAATATTGCGATCTGCGATGAAATCCACGCTTTTACCAAGCCTAAGCAGTACAACCTTTTTAAGGAAGCCATGAAAGCCTACACCAACAAGCTGCTGATAGGTATTTCCACGGCTGGAGATAACGAACAGGGCTTCCTTGGGCAGCGACTACAATACTGCCGAAAGGTGCTGGATGGCACCATCAAGGACGAACAATATTTTATCTTTATGTGCTGCGCCAATCCGGATGAGGAGGGAAATATCGACTATACCAATCCCCTGGTACATGAGATGGCAAATCCGGCCTATGGCGTTTCCATCCGGCCGGAGGAAATTCTAAACGATAGCTTGCAGGCGCAGAATGACCCGCAGCAGCGGAAAGATTTCTTCGCAAAGTCTCTCAATGTCTATACCGGGGCTATCAAGTCCTATTTCAACCTCGACGAATTCCGGCGAAGCGATGAAAAATACAACTGGACGCTGGACGAGCTTTCCAAGCTCCCAATAGACTGGTACGGTGGTGCAGACCTCTCAAAAATGCACGACCTAACGGCGGCTGCGCTTTTTGGAAATTACAAAGGCGTGGATATCATCATCAGTCACGCTTGGTTCCCTGTGGTGCAGGCTCATGTTAAGGCCGACGAGGATGGTATACCGCTTTTCGGCTGGGCCGATGATGGACTTTTGACCATGTGCAACAGTCCAACCGTAAACCACGCCGATGTTGTCAACTGGTTTGTTACAATGCGAAAGAGCGGTTTCCGAATACGACAGGTGGGGCATGACCGTAAATTCTGCCGAGAGTATTTCATTGGCATGAAATCGGCTGGGTTTAACATTATCGACCAACCTCAGTATTTTTACAGGAAATCAGAAGGTTTCCGGCATATCGAGCAGAGCGCCAAAAATGGGACGCTGTACTATATGCATTCCGAAGCATATGAGTATTGTGTTGGGAATGTCTCGGCCGTCGAAAAGACAGACGACATGATCCAGTACGACAAGGTAAGACCGACAAACCGAATTGATGTATTCGATGCCTCCGTATTCGCCACGGTGCGGTACTTGGAGGCTTTGGATAAATCTAAAGCAGGAAAGAAATGGTGGGGTGATAAATGAGCATGGCAAATTTTTTTGAGCGCTTCCGCTCTCGGGATAAGCCCCAAACGCGGAGCGCTGTATGCCTGTGTGATGGAACCGGCTGGAAAGACCTAACCTGTTCCGGCTATACAGACCTTGCGCACAACCCGGAAATCTGTGCCGCTGTTGATAGGATTGCGTCTTTAATTGGAAGCATGACAATCTATCTGATGCAAAACACCGATAGTGGGGATATCCGGGTTAAAAATGGGCTGTCTCGTGTGGTTGATATAGAGCCGAACAGCTACATGGGCCGGTCAAACTTTATCCAGTGGATCATCAAAACAATGCTGCTGGATGGCCGGGGAAACGCTGTAGTGCTCCCAAAGACCCGGAAGGGGCTGCTCCGGCGGCTTGACCCGATTCCGGCGGCGTTTGTAGCATTTGTACCGAATGGGGAACGGTATTATAGCATCGAGATATCTGGGAAACCCTATGACCCGAATGATGTGCTGCATTTTGCCATAAATCCGAGCAATTACTACCCATGGCAAGGCACTGGGTACAGCATTGCGCTGGCTGATGTGGCAAATAACCTCAAGCAAGCGGCGAAAACAGAAAATGGCTTCATGGCCAGTGAATGGAAACCGTCTCTTATCGTGAAGGTGGATTCGCTGACGGACGAGTTTTCTGACCCGGAGGGGCGTTCAAAGCTCCTTGGTGATTTTGTGGCAAGCAATAAAGCCGGGGAACCTTGGCTGATTCCTGCCGAGCAATTCTCGGTGGAACAGGTAAGGCCCCTTACTCTATCTGATCTTGCGCTGGCAGACTTCGTAAAACTGGATAAAACGACGGTGGCAACCATTCTTGGCGTGCCGCCTTTTGTTTTGGGCGTTGGCGAGTTCAAGCGAGACGAATGGAACAACTTTATTTCTTCCCGTATCATGCCGATTGCACAGATTTTGGAGCAGGAGTTTAGCCGAAAGCTGCTCGTATCTCCGGATTACTTTTTCCGCTTCAATGTCCGCTCCCTCTACAACTATTCCTTGGAGGAAACCATCAAAGCTGGCGCGGAAATGGTTGACCGCATGGCAATGACGCGGAACGAGTGGCGCAGTTGGGTTGGGCTTACTCCACACGAGGGAATGGATGAGCTTTTGGCCCTTGAAAACTACATTCCCGCGGACCGCCTTGGCGATCAGAAAAAACTAAACGGAGGAGGTGAGTAAATGGTAGGAGCAAGACAGGCAATCAGCCGCAGTGGCGACTTCAAAACCCGCGCTGCTGATGGAAACCTCTACATTGAGGGCTATTTCGCCACCTTTACCGGCGAATACCGGATGTGGGATAAAGCCATCGAGCGCATTGACCGAGGAGCCTTTGATGGTACCCTCGGTGATGATATTCGGGCGCTGGTTAACCATGATACCACAATCGTGCTTGGCAGAACAACAGCTGGTACACTGACCCTCCGCGTTGACGATTTGGGCCTTTGGGGGTCCATCCTCATTAATCAAGCGGATCAGGACGCCATGAACGCCTATGAGCGCGTAAAGCGTGGGGATGTTTCCCAATGTTCTTTCGGCTTTGACATCCTTGACGAGGAAACCGAAATCCGGCCAGATGGCACAACCGTGTGGACTATTCGCAAAGTCAAACTGTATGAGGTATCGGTCGTTACCTTCCCGGCCTACGAGGACACCATGGTAGAGGCTCGGAAAAAAGACCTTGAAAAGATCAACGAGCGCAAGCTCGACCAATGGAGGGCCGAAGCCCTCAAAAAGCTAAGAAAGGAGTGCTGACATGGCACTGAAATCCATTATGATTGCCAAAAAGCTGGAACTGAAAAGAGCAGCTTTTGAGGCACTGGTAGCTAAAGACGCAGAATTTGCAACACGCTCCGCTGAAATCGAAAAAGCAATCGGCGAAGCTACCACCGATGAGGAGCAGCAGGCTGTTGAGGACGCCATGAACAAATTTACCGAGGAACAGGATGCCCACAACGCCGAAAAAGAAAAACTGTCCGCAGAAATCAAGGGCCTTGAGGAAGATTTGGAAAATGCCGAAAAGGATCCTCCCAAGGCTGAACCCAAAGCAGAAAAGAAAGACGAAAGGAATGATTTTACCATGAATACCATCAACATTCGCTCCCTCCCCATGAATGTGCGCGCCTTTGACGCTCTTCCCAAAGAGCAGCGTGACGCTATCGTAGCCCAGCCCGATGTGCAGACCTTCTTTGCGGAGCTTCGTAACGCTGCCCGCAGCAAGAGAGACATCACCGGTGGTGAGCTGACCATCCCTGTTGTATTCCTCGACCTCATTGCCGAGAATATGTATCGCTACTCCAAACTGATGCGTCGGGTCCGCATCCGCAATGTCAATGGCGAAGCCCGTCAGACCATTGCCGGTACTGTCCCCGAGGCCGTTTGGACTGAAATGTGCGGCGCCATCAATGAGCTGACCTTCAGTTTTAACCAGATCACTCTTGACGGCTTCAAGGTTGCCGGTTATGTTCCTGTTTGTAATTCCCTGCTGGAGGATAACGATGTAAACCTCGCCTCCTGGATCGTCGAGATGCTGTCCGAGGCTATCGGCCTTGCCAAGGATAAGGCCATCCTGTACGGCAAGGGCGCTGGTCAGAAGATGCCTCTCGGTATTGTGACGCGTCTGGCGCAGGAGAGCAAACCCAGCGATTACCCGGCCAATGCTCCTGCTTGGGTTGACCTGCACACCTCCAACATCATCACCATTCCCACCGCTTCCACCGGCGAGACTTTCTGGGCTGCGCTGGCTGTTGCTGCTGGTAACACCTTCACCCGCTATTCCCGCGGCGAGCGCTTCTGGGCTATGAATAGCAAGACCCTGGCTACTCTGCAGTCCAAGGCAATCCTTGCTACCGCTTTGGGCCGGTATGTCACCTTTGACGGTATGACCATGCCCATCATCGGCGGTGATGTGGAAATCCTCGAATTTATCCCCGATGGCGACATCGTTGGCGGCTATGGCGACCTGTACCTGTGGGCGCAGCGCTCCGGCATGACCATAGAAGCATCCCGCGAGGTTCAGTTCATTCAGGACAACACCGTATTCCGCGGCAAAGAGCGTGCTGACGGTATGCCCGTTATCCCCGGCGCTTTTGTGGCGATCAACATTAACGGCGCTTCCGTAACCACCTCCATGACCTTTGCGGCTGATACCGCCAACAACGCTAAGCTGTCCGCTCTGACCGTTGGAAACCTGTCCCTCAGCCCTGCTTTTGATGGCGATGTGCTGAGCTACACCGCTACCGCTTCCGCTGCGACTGCTGCAGTAAACGCCACTACCGAGGTTGCCGGTGCGCAGGTCGCTATTGCCTACAACAACGCCAATGTGAAGAACGGCGGCTCTGTTACCTGGCTGGCTGATGGCGCTGCCCATCCTCTGACCGTTACTGTCAAGAATGGCAACGAGACCGTTGTTTACACAGTCAATGTAACCAAGGCTTCCTAAAAGGGGGTTAAAGCATGACAGACGCTGATATCCTCGTGATCTTGAAGGTTGATTTGCAACTTTCCACAACAGCGCTTGACGATTACCTGTCGGCGTTGATCGCGTCTGCCAAGGAGTATATCGCTACCGAGGGAATCGTACTTTCCACCAGCACCGGTGATGCTATGCTGGTGGAGATGTACGCCGCCTACCTTTACCGGCAACGCCGGGAAAAGGTCGTAGCAATGCCCCGGATGCTCCGGTGGGCACTCAACAACCGGCTGTTTGAGCAAAAGGTGGGTGATTGATTTGGATGATCTCATTACATTAATCTCCCAAACCTTTGAGCAGAACGATATCGGGGTACAGATTGCCACAGAAACCACAACACAGGTCTGGGCGCGGCTGCAGTCCGCTACACGGGCGGAGTTCTATTCCGCCGGTCAAAACGGCTTGCAGCCGTCCCTTGTGGCGGTTACTCCTATCGCCAACTATGCTGGGCAGAAATTAGCCGAGTGGCGCGGCACACGCTATTCCATTTATCGCACCTATTTTGCAACAGGCAGCGATGAAATAGAGTTGTACCTTGAGGAAAAGGTGGGCAACGATGTCGAAAACGGTTAGACCGGATGAGTTGGCAACGGCAATCCTGTCCGAACTGAAAAACTATGACCAGGCCGTTACGGATGGCGTAAAAAAAGAGGTTCGGCGGGTGGCAAAGGAATGCCGCCAAGACATTGTGACCGGCAGCCCGGTACAGACCGGCGATTATAAGGCCGGTTGGCGTGACAAGGTCGCATATGAGAGCTACAGCGATATCCGTATGCGAATTTTCAACAAAACGGATTACCAGCTCACGCACTTGCTGGAACATGGTCACGCAGGCCCAGGCGGAACCGCAAAAGGCTCTGCCCGCCCATTCCCCCACATCGGCCCAGCGGAGCAAAAGGCAGAGCAGAAACTATTAACCCGTGTAAAGGTGGTGATTAAGAAAGGATGACACTGCAAGAGGTCAATTCCCTGTTAAAACAGACGAGGATGCCCGTAGCTTACGGTTACTTCAATAAGCCGCAAAAGTTACCGTATATCCTCTATCGCGTCTCCTACTCCAATAATTTTGGCGCTGACAATGTGGTGTATCACCCCATCAACCATATACAGGTTGAGCTTTACACAAAAGATAAAGACCTAACAGCAGAGGGCAAAGTCGAACAGGCTTTGTCCTCTCTGTTTTGGCAGAAGTCCGAGAGTTACATTGAAGATCAGCAGTGTAACCAAGTAGTTTATGAAATCGAGGTGTAAAAATGGCTGATAAAGTTAAATTCGGTATCTCGAATGTCCATTACGCTATCCTCGACGGGGAAAATAACACCTATGGCACTCCCGTAGCCATCCCCGGCGCAGTTAGCCTGTCTTTGGAGCCTTCCGGCGATACCACACCGTTTTATGCGGACAACATTCAGTATTTCGTAGCCGTGGCGAACAGCGGCTACACCGGCGATCTCGAAGTCGCCGTTTTCCCCGAAGCATTCCTCAAGGATGTTTTCGGTTACACTCTTGACACCACCAGCAAGGTGATGATCGAGAATGCAAACATTCAGCCCAAGTCCTTCGCCCTGCTGTTCCAAGAGGAGGGCGATGTGAACGGAACTAAGTTTGTTCTTTATAACTGCACCTGCACCCGCCCCACTCGTGAGCTGAACACCACGACCGAGAGCGTAGAGCCGCAGACGCAGACCGTCAGCATCACCGCCTCCCCGCTGGCAAACGGCAACTCCCTTGCCTACACTACGGCGGAGACCCCGGAGGCGACCGTGAACGGCTGGTACACCGCCGTATTCACTCCGACGACTGGAGGCTGAAATGAACAAAGTAATCGAGATCGACGGAAAAAGCGTAGGGTTGTGCGCTAATGCGCTGACCCCACGCATCTACCGCCACAAGGTAGGTCGGGACATTGTACGTGACCTGCAAAAGCTACAAACGGCAGCGACATCCGAGGACGGATCTTTTTCCGTAAGCGATCTTGAAATATTCGAGGATGTCGCTTTTATCATGGCTCGGCAATATGACGGGTCCATCCCGGACAATGTTGACGAGTGGCTGGAGCAGTTTGAGATGTTTTCCATCTATAAAGTGCTCCCTGCCATTTTGGAGCTTTGGAGCCTGAACAACAAGACTACCGCTGTTCCAAAAAAAAAATAAAACAAACCGTGCGTGAGCCTACCGGGTCAACCTTTATGCTCCGCTGCGCTGAACTCGGGTTATCCGATGAAGCGCTGGAGGACATGACCTGCGGAATGGTCTATGATTTGATGATCGAAAAGTCCAACGACGCAGAACAGTATGCCATAAAGGGCAGACCCGGCGGCTTGCGTGATTTCTTCGCAGGAGGTGGTAAGATTGGCTGAAAATGTTAAAGGCATCGTTGTTGAAATCGGCGGCGATACAAAGGGATTGTCGAAAGCGATCAGATCGCTGAACAGCGAAATCCGTGGGACACAATCGGAGCTTAATAAAGTCAATCGCCTGCTGAAACTCGACCCGACTAATATTGACCTGCTCAAACAAAAGGAGCAATTGCTCGGGGAACAAATCAAAAATACAGAAAACAAGGTTGAAAGCCTCCGAAACGCCAAAAAGAAAGCGGATCAGGAAATGGCGGACGGCACGGAGATCAACCAAAAACAATACCGTGAGTTAGTCCGGGAACTGACCAGCGCCGAACTAAAGCTGAAAGACCTACAGGCCGAAGCGTCCAGGAGCCGTGCGGCACTTGCACAGGTTTCAGCGGTTACCGGCGAAATAGCAGAAAAGTCCGGGAACATTGCAAAGAAGTTTGCACCGGCATCTTTGGCCTTTGCAGGAGCAGGAGTGGCAGCCACAAAAGCGGCTGTAGAATTTGAAAGCGCCTTTGCTGGCGTTGAAAAAACAGTAGACGGCACTACAGAGCAGCTTGCGGCACTCCGGCAGGGCATATTGGACATGGCAGAAGAAATTCCTGCGTCCACTACGGAGATTGCGGCGGTTGCGGAAGCTGCTGGACAGTTGGGTATTGCCACCGACGATGTACTTGACTTTACCCGCGTTATGATCGACTTGGGCGAAGCAACAAACCTTTCCGCTGATGAAGCTGCCTCTGCACTTGCCAAATTTGCCAACATTACCGGAACGACCGCTGATGAATACTCCAAACTCGGCAGTACCATTGTTGACCTTGGCAATAACTTTGCCACAACAGAGCGCGATATTGTTGAGATGGCTACACGCCTTGCGTCTGCTGGTACAGTTGCCGGGTTGTCCGAACAGGATATCCTTGCTCTGTCTACTGCCATGTCTTCTGTCGGTATTGAAGCAGAAGCTGGCGGAACAGCAATGACGCAGACACTTACCGCAATAAGCAAGGCTGTGTCTGCTGGCGGTGATGATCTTGAAACATTCGCAAAGATCGCTGGTGTATCTGCTTCTAAATTCGCAGATATGTGGGGCAATGAACCGATAGACGCAATCAGTGCTTTCATCGGCGGGCTTGGGAAGATGAACGAAAATGGAGAGGACACAATCTCTGTATTGGATAAATTGGGGCTCTCCGGGATTCGCCAGTCTAATATGCTTCGCGCGTTAGCCCTTGCGTCCGATGTATTGGACGATGCTGTTACAACCGCAAATAACGCTTGGAAAGAAAATGTTGCGCTATCTAACGAGACAAGCAAGCGTTATAAAACGAAAAAAAGCCAGATAGAAATCCTGCGGAACGGGATCAACAACCTGGCTATTTCCATCGGCGATATCCTGCTGCCGATTATCAATAAAATCGTCGCAGGGCTTCAAAATGCAATCGATTGGTTTTCAAACCTCGACGATGGGGTCAAAAAGACGATCCTTATTGTCGGCGGTCTTATTGCGGCAATCTCTCCTGTTGCTGGAATCATATCAGGCATAGCCGGAGCGATGAGCAAGCTGACAGGCACGGTAATACCTGCCATTATTGAAGCGGCAACTAAAATGGGGCCGATTATTACAACCGTTGTAGAGGGAATTTCAAGCGGAATTGGGGCGGCAATAGGTTTTATTACAGAAACAGCTATCCCAGCCGTTATGAGCGCTGTGTCATCTGCGTTCACATTCATAACGGGAACTGTAATCCCTGGGATTGTAACGGGCATAACGACAGCTGTTAACTTTTTGATAGCCAACCCGATCGTTCTGATTATTTCCGCCATTGTAGGACTTGTTGCGCTGATTGCAACAAAGGGCGACGAGATACAGGCCATCCTCCAGCGTGTGGATGATTTCTTGCAGGGCGTATTTACGACGGATTGGTCGGAATCGTTTGGAGTATTGGGGGAAATTTTAAATTTCTTCTTCTCAACAGTAAAATCCATTTGGGATTCCATAAAGGCCGTTTTTGACGGTATTATCGATTTTGTTCGTGGCGTTTTTACTGGAGATTGGGAAAGAGCATGGAAAGGTGTGCAGGAAATCTTTAATGGAATCTTTACGGCGCTTGTTGCCATTGCAAAAGCGCCCCTTAACGGCATCATTGCACTAATCAACATGGTCATTGACGCAATCAACTGGATGATAAACGGTCTGAATAAGATCCACTTTGATGTCCCTGACTGGGTTCCTGTTTTGGGCGGTAAGTCCCTCGGATTTAATATTCCGACCATCGGAAAAATTGCTTATCTTGCCAAGGGCGGAGTTTTGTCCTCCGGCAGCGCAATCGTCGGCGAAGCCGGGCCGGAGCTGCTTACCATGGCCGGTGGGCGTGCCCATGTAATGCCGCTGAACGGAAATGAGCGTGGTGGAATTACCATCGAAATGAACAACACATTTAACGGCTACGATAACGCAGCCGGTGAAGCTGCCGCAAGGAACTTGGTACAGGCGGTCAACCGTGCGCTTGGGAGGGCTTACTGATGAGAAAATTTAAGCTCAAGAACGGTGTCGGCGCCGAATGGGATTTGATGGACAAAACGGCGTACTTCAATGCGCCGGGTGGATTAGGCTTTGGCAAAACCTACTCCACCATCCAAGCCGGAAGCGCATGGCTGGTATCGGATGAATTCCTTAACCAGTATGCCGTGACAGGCGAAATGATATTCTTCGACTATTCCCGGTATCAGGCGTTTATTTCGTTCGTGACAAAAGGCCCGCTTTACCTGATGTATTCCCCGCTGGACACATGGTACAAAATCAAGTGTGAAGTGCAGTCTGCGGATAAGTCGGAGCTGAAATCCGGCTATTTGGCAGTACCGGTTACATTCCTCTGCTTCGGGACTTGGCACGAAGCTGTTAAGGTAACACAAAGTCAAGCGCCAGACCAAGGGATTAAAAGGTATAGCTATACTTATCCTTATTATTACGCAGAAACAGCAACAGGAACTGCAAAAATAAGAAACGGGGATTTGGCATCTCCTTGCAAGCTGCAAATCTTCGGCCCGGTCGTCAACCCGGCTTGGGCGCTTATCAAGGCCGGTACCCGTGTAGCGGTCGGAAAAGTAACCGCAACAATCCCTGACGGGCACAAACTCGTTGTTGATGCTGACCCTGCAACAATGGAGATCGCAGAGTATGCGCTCGACGGGACATACATCCAAAACCTGTACCAGTCCAGCGACTTTTCGACCGGAAGATTTATCTATGCTCCGCCCGGAGAAAGCACTTTGACATTTTCGCACGACGGCACATCGGATATTGTAGCATATGTGGAGGTGGAGAAACTTGCATACTCTGTTTAAGTGCGAAGTATTCGCAAGAGATTTCACATTCCGAAGTTTTGCGCCGATTGAAAGCCCGGAGATACAGTTTGACTACCTGACCCTAGAAAAAACTACTCTCCAGGCCGTAAAGCTGGATGCGAAAAAGGGCGACTTTATAAGCGTTACAGACCAAAATGGGAATGTAGCTTATCAGGGAATCGTTGACGATGTGGAAACAGATAAAACGGGCGTAACGATTTCGGCGCAGCCTCTTATGTCGCTTTTTGACGCAGAGGTATATTTCGATCGCACGACCTCTGCAAAGATTGAGCCTTTTATTGCTTCGATCATCCGAGATAACTTTGTTTCTTCGGGAGATGCTTTGCAAAACATATCCGGTATGACGGTGGAAACGACCTCCGAAACGACCGGTGCGCTCAATCTCAAGGACAACATCCACAGCTTTTACGAAATTATCACGAAATCTCTGACGGCTTACGGCGTAGCTGTCAACATGAGCTTTGACCCGCAGAAAAAGACGATCTCCGTTAAGGTTGGTAAGGTTAGCGAAACGGCGGTAATCGAAACAAATTTGCAGGCCATCGTTGATAAAAACATCATCATCGGTGACAGTACGGGCCAGCTGAACAAGGTGACCATCTACAACAAGTCCGATGAGACGCAGCGCATAACCTACTATCTGCACCCAGACGGCAAGGTCGACACAAACAACACGGACAGAATTACACCTGTGTTTTTTGCGGCGCAGTTTTTGGAAACGGATATCAACTTTGAATCTGCTGCATACAAAAAGGCTTACGAAGCGTTAAGCCCGCAAAAGTATGACAACATGATCGAATTGACGGCAAGAAACGACTGTGGCGTACTTGATACCTCGATGGCCATCGGCACAGAGGTTTTGGTCATTGATGGCGACAGTAGTTACAAATCTATCCTTACCGGCTATGCAAGGTCGCAGGATGTTACAAAAATGACCTTCGGCGTTGTCCGTGCCGATCTTACCAAAATTTTGATCCTTGAAAGGAGGGCAAACGCATGATAACGCTGCTCCAGTATAACGCATCTATCGTCACACCGACGGATGATGCGTATCTGTACAACCACATTATCAACGACAGCGGCATCTTTACCGGCGTTGAGGTAACTACACAGGGCGGGAACATCATCAATGTTTCCGATGGCCGTGGCATAATCCTCGGCCGAAACTTTGTTGTGGAAGCCCAAACGATCAATGCGACGCTTCCGACCAGCGGCTCTGTCCCCGGTCGATTGCTTATCCAAATTGACATGGCAAACACCGAAGCACCGATTTCTTTTGTGACACAGGCGCAAGACCCGCTTCCGGCGCTGGTGCAGGAGGATATCAATGCAAGCGGTACTGTGTACCAGCTGCCGATAGCCACTTACACAGCCCAGCCCACAATGATCTCCGATTTGCAGTATGTAGCGCACACCATCAGCCCCGGTACTGTTGCGAGCTTTAACGGCCGCACCGGAGCGGTGACACCGCAAACCGGCGATTACACCGGCAGCCAAATCAAAATCCCCGGCTACAAGCAGGCAACCTCCCGGCAGAATGTAACCACAACAGACACGGTAACGCAGGCCATCGGAAAGATGGAGTACAAGATAAACCGGGCGGTTGTTATTAAGCAGCTTTCGCTTCCTACGGCATCTTGGCTCGGCTCCGAAAGTCCCTACAGCCAGACGGTAACCGGCCTTGGGACTACTGCCAATAGCAAGGTTGATATCCAGATCGACACCGCCGCCTACAACACCATGGTTGATAGCGGAACCGGCGCTATCTATGTAGCGAACGACAACGGCACTATTACGGCCTATGCCTTGGGCGACAAGCCGACCGCGGATATTACCTTACAGGTAGCGATTTCGGAGGTGGTGAAAGGGTGAGCCTCGTCGGAAGATACACAACCCCAACCCACATTTTTACCGTCCCGTTTGATACCGGCACCATCTCAATGATGGCCGTTATCTACAAGCAGGGCGGCAATGTCGTACTTGTAAAAGACCTTGAGGATTGCACGCTGGGAGATAAAACCGTTTCCTGTACTCTTACAGAGGAGGAAACTTCACTTTTCAAACCAAACCCGCAGGTGCAAATACAGCTGCGTGTTGGTATTGGCAATGCGCGGCTTAACTCCAATATCCTCAATGTATCTGTAGCAGATGTCCTTAAAGATGGCCTTTTGGATGATATCGCGGGCGGTGATACAAAATGATTTTTCAGACTACATTCCAATCCTCTGAAAACCAGTTTCAAACCGCTTTTGCATCTCCGACATCTACTTTTGCAATTACATTCGGCAGCGTGGTTGGCGTAGCGGCGGAAGTCTATAAGGGCGATTACACGGTTACCCCTTCTGTTACCGACCAACTGCTGTTGACAAAGGAAAAAATGTTGAAAGATAACATGACCTTTAAAGGCGTACCAAAACAAATCGTAGACAACCCCTCTGGGGGACAAACAGTAACTATAGGAGGCTGAAAATGGCTGACACTAAGTACAATTCCAAAATAATCTTTTACGGCGAAACCCTCATGGATTTGACCGGCGATACAGTTGATGCTGCAAGCCTGCTTAAAGGCAAGACAGCGCACGACAAGACCGGCGCTCCCATTACCGGCACCTGTCCGTATGATGCTGATACTTCTGACGCAACCGCTACTGCTGCGGAAATCCTTAATGGCAAAACCGCCTATGTGGACGGCGCTAAAGTGACCGGCACCATGCCGAACAAGGGCGCTGTAACCCTTTCCATTGTAGACAAATCCCCGGTAGCAATCCCTGCCGGTTATCACGATGGCTCCGGCTCTGCTGCCATCGACAGCACCGAAGCCGCAAAAATCATTGCTGGGAACATTAAATCCGGTGTGTCCATCCTTGGCGTAACCGGTGATTACGCCGGTGAGTTGACCAAGGGCCAGAAAAAGACCGTAACCCCGGCCAAAGCACAGTTTAGCGTCCTCCCCGATGATGGCTATGACTTCCTTTCTGAGGTAGTCGTAAACGGAGTGCCGATTGCTTATGCCGATAACCCCGCAGGAGGTCAGACAGTAACGATTGGAGCGTGATTTGAATGGCGGTAAACAAGGTGGAGTTCTACGGAAACACCCTCATTGATATTTCCGATACGACCGCCGACGAAAGCTCCGTTGTTGCCGGAAAGCAGTTTTACAAAGCAAATGGCGCAAGAGCGACCGGGACCGCCGACTACCAGCAGAAAATCACCACGCAAACCGTTTCTTTAAGTTCTTCATGGAGCGGCAGCGGCCCGTATTATCAAACGATACTTACGGGCCAAGCCGCCGGTCTCCAAGTCAACCTCAACCCCACTATTGACCAGCTGGCAGCACTCGCAGATGCTGGTGTTACCTCGATGGTGGCGGCAAATGAAAACGGAACGGTAAAGATATACGCAGCTGGTGCGGCTCCTGCGGCGATGAGCCTACAAATCACAAAGATTATGACTTATTAAGGAGGACAATAAAATGAGCATAATTTACGGTAACCCAATCATTGCAGGTGGTGGCGGCCTTGAGCTCGTGGCAAATGTCGTTGACGGGGCAACCGTTACCGCTACCCTTGGTAGTAAGACAGTGACAGGCGTTTCTGTTGGTGGGCAAGTACGGCTTAAAATACCGCAGGAGGGCAAGTGGACTGTTTCTGCAACAAACGGGACGATGGTATCTGCCCCGCAGGAAGTCAGTGTTCCTGCCACAGTTGACCTCGCATTACCTTCACATGTGCTGAACGATACAAGCTGGGCAATAATTAAGCAGATGTCTGACGCTGGCGAGGGTGCAAACTTCTGGGCTGTCGGCGACTGTAAGGAAGTGACCATGAACGGCAAGGTTTCCGATGGTCTTACTCTTACGAATTACACCACTTGGGTATTTATTATTGGATTCGACCACAATAAAGAGCGTGAAGGAACAGGAATCGCATTTATGGGTTTCAAAACGAAACAGACCGATGGTAAATTTGTGTGTTTGACTGATGACAATTATAGTAACTATGCTGGTGCGGGTTTTATCATATATCCACAAACGGGAGATTATAGTACAACTAAATGGAGTGAATGCTATATGCGGAATGTTGTAATGCCGCTTATCAAAGCAGCATTTCCAACTGACCTACAAGCAGTTGTCAAAACATCATCCATATACAGCGAACAGATTTCAGGCAATAATATTACGATGGCAGCGTTCAATGAGGAAGTCTACCTGTTGGCCGAATATGAAGTTTTTGGCACACGCACATATGCCACAACATCTGAACCCAATTTCTTAAAGCAATACGCCTATTTTGCTGCTGGAAATAGCAAAGTAGCATATAGGCACAATTATCCAAATAATAAAGCCCAATGGTGGGAGCGCTCCATGTGTGCAGGTGATTCATTACGACATTGCAAGGTTTCTGATAATGGTTCTGCTGATTATAAGTCATATGGCTATTATTCATATGGCGTAGCTCCATGTTTTAAGGTATAACATATGGACTACATTTGTTTTAATCGTTTTAAGCAAAACGCCTTGTGCGGTGAAGTAAACATTCGATATGGCACAAAACTTGATGAAGCCAACAATGTAATCAGCTACTGCGGGAACCCCATTTGCTATATAAAAAGCCAAAACGCCTATGATTATTTCGCAAGGAATGATGATGGGAAAGGCTTGGTTCGTGGGAAACTGACAGCAGAAATAATCAAACTGCTGAATAACCGCAAAGACGGAAAGTACCAAGACCGATGGGATAGGATTTGGGATGATTTATCCTTGCTGAAATACAAACGCCCCGAACACGATGACTATTGGTTGTGGAACTATGATTTTTTCAATGCTTCGATTGAGGAGCTGAACAGAATTAAATCCATGATACTGGAGGTGTGACAATGTATAAAATCAAAGCAGAGGGCAAGGAATACTATTCCGACACCTTGGTATATGTGAAGAAGGCTCTAAATGGGTGCTATGTTCCTTGTTTGGCAGAGGAATCCAAATATATTGTTGGTAAAGTGCCTAAAGATACTATCTTTGAAGGCGCTATTGTTGAGCCAATGAATGGCGGCGATGAATTCTCCAAGGCGAAATCAGAGATGAACGAAATGCTCCAGTTAATCGCTGACGCAGTAGAAGAAAAATACCAAGAAGATTTGGAGGTAATTAACAATGTATAAGATGATGAAAAAGCTAATTGAAAAGAAGTTTTACAAGACTGCTGCGGAAGCACAGGGAAAGCTGGATGTGTTCTTTGCTTGTAATAGACTTACAAACGACGAGTACAGCGAACTGACGACGCTGGTAGAAACGACCTATACGGAGGTGTAAGCCTATGGAGCCGAGCGTAATTGTGGCGATAATCACAGGAATTGCTTCAGTAGCAGCGGTTGTTATCACCAACAACAAAAGCAACATAGAGCGTGACAACAAGGCCGATATCGAGCGAGCCGTGACCAACGAGAAGCTGGACGAGCTTACGAGAGAGGTAAGACGGCACAACGGCTTTGCGGAGAGAATACCCATCTTGGAGGAACGGACAACCACCCTCACCAAAAGAGTAACCAACCTTGAGCAGAAGAAAGGAGCTTGACTATGAACGAATTTGTAACCTGGACAACCCTTGGAACCTATGCCGGCGCTGTGATGATGGTCACTATCATCACCCAGTTTTTGAAGCAGACCCCCCTCAAGAACATCAACACCCAGCTGCTTGCTTACATCATCTCTGTGGCCATCCTCATCGGAGCCGAAGCCTTTAACGGCTCTGCTCTGACGGTGCAGGGCGTTATCCTGTGTCTGCTTAATGCGGTTATCGTGGCCTTGGCTGCCGGTGGTACTTATGATGCTACCACAACGGGGATGGTTAAACACACTGATGCGGCTATTTTGGATGCCGAAGGAAAGGGGGAAGCCTAATGGCTTTCCTCTCTCCCGACAATGTACGCTATGATAACGGCGTAAAAATCTGTGAAAAGCTTATTCCTGATAGCGCCGTATGGAACCGAGACTATACCGAGGCCGGTTATACATACCGCAAAGGTACGCAGTACAAGGCAAACCGGGCGTTATCCGCCATTAACGGTGTGACTATTCACAATACTGGTCGGATTAAAGTCCCCAACGGTACCACAATGGCCGAGCAGTACACCCGTGCAACTTATCCCAACTGCAATATGGGGTCTGTCCGTGTCCACTACTATGTGGACGAGAACGAAGCATGGCAGAACCTTGACGAAAGCGAGGTTGGCTGGCACGCTGCCGATGGAAACTATGGCCCCGGCAACAGCACTACCATCGCCATCGAGATCATCATGGACGGAACTGATGCCGAGTATAACCGGATTGCCGAAGATAACGGTGCAAGACTTTGCGCTGCTATTCTAAAACGGCATGGCTTGGACGAAGCCGCAGTCTACCAGCACCATGACTGGTACGCAAGGAAAGATTGCCCTGCCTATATCAGACCGCACTGGAGCGCGTTTTTGGCGTTGGTGCGGCAGTATCTCAATGACGATACGCAGGTGCCGACCGATTATGATAAGCTGGTCGCCAAGCTGGAAGACATCAAAGAAAAATACAGAACCGAACACGCATCCGCACAGGCATTGCGTGGCAGAATTTTAGCCGCCATCGAACAGTACGATACGGTGGCAAAATAACTCACTTTGCAACTCACTTTTGTTCCGAAAGTGAGTTTTTCATGCTTTTTTCAGCGGAATGAAAGTCGGAAAAACCGCTTGATTCCTACACTTTACGGCAATAACATAATTTTGCGTGTGGGTTCAAGTCCCATCTCCCGCACCAAATAAAAAAGACGCCATAGGGCGTCTTTTTTATTTGGTGCCAAGGGGAGCAGAAAGCCTGTGCAAAGGGTTAGTCTGTGCCCTGATGAAACGCGAAAGACAACCCTGACGGTTTTCTTTCACACTATCTTTCCCTCCGATGGGGGTAGTTTGTGAAGAAATACACTGGGGCGTCTTTTTATTTGGTGCCAAGGGGAGCAGAAAGCCTGCGCAAAGGGTTAGTCTGTGCCCTGATGAAACGCG